AGAAAAACAAAGCAGATATCTCTAAGAAAGAAGAGAAGATTGCTGAACTTATGGAAGATGAAAACAAACATCATGTTCTTATTGAACAAACCAATGGTGTTATCGAAAACCTCAACACACAAATTGCGGAATATTCGACATCTTCAGACAAACTTAAGAAACTAAACACATTTCTTATCAAATTAAGTTCTAAATTGCAAACATGTCAGAAAGAACATGAGTTCTTTGAGAAGAATCATGTCTGTCCTACGTGTACGCAAGATCTTTCTGATGAATTCCGAACAGATAAAATCGCATCTGGTCAATCAAAACTAGATGAGATGACTCTAGGGTACAATGATCTTCTCTCTGCTATCAGTGATGAAGAAAAGAGATTCCAGAAATGGAATGATCTTTCCACTCAAATTACTGATAGCAACTCCTTGATCTCGCAGTCAAACTTTGCGATCAATCAGATTCGCAAGTCTATTGGTGATGTTGAAAGTGAGATCAAAGACCTAGAGTCTGGTGGCGGGGACAAGAAAGAGGCATACTCTAAACTGGAGACTATGGTTGGGGAGAAAAAAGAACTCAACCTTCAGTTGACAGAATCCAAGAAAGATAAAGACATGTTAAGTGTTGCCTCTGGATTGTTAAAAGATAATGGAATTAAGACTAGAATTATCAAGAAGTACCTCCCGATAATGAACAAGCTGATTAATCAGTATTTGCAGGGGATGGAGTTTTACGTTAACTTTAGTCTTGATGAAAACTTTGAGGAAACTATTAAGTCTAGATACCGAGACCAATTCTCCTATGCTTCTTTCAGCGAAGGAGAGAAAGCTCGTATTGATATTGCTCTTCTGCTTACTTGGAGAAGCATTGCTAAACTTAAGAATAGCGTCGATACTAACCTCCTTATTCTAGATGAAATCTTTGATGGTTCTCTAGACCAGGGAGGGGCGTCCGACCTTGGTTGGATTCTTCGTAACTTTGATGAAAGCACAAACGTGTTTGTCATCTCCCACAAAGAACAAATGGTGGACAAGTACGATAGAACACTCAACGTGGAGAAGCATAAGAACTTCTCGGTCACTCGCGAGACAATCACAGAACTGGCATAGGGGTCCTTTGGGACCCCTTTTTTGTGTATATACTAATGGCATCAACGGACGACGCCATGCTGACCCAAGAAATTAAAGGTAACCTCGCCAAACTGCTCGCCACTGAGAACCTTGTGGTTGAGCATCGCTCCACGTCCACTGCGTCCTTTGACGTGGACAACCGCATTCTGACCCTGCCCAAGTGGGATCGAGCATCCGCCACAGTCTATGACCTTCTGGTAGGTCACGAAGTCGGTCATGCTCTCTACACTCCTAAGTGGGGTAACTTCAAGTGCCCTAAAGATTACGTGAACGTCACCGAGGATGCACGTATCGAGAAACTGATGAAGCGTCGTTATCCTGGTCTTCGCAAGTCATTCTTCAATGGTTATCGTGAACTGAATGACAGCGACTTCTTTGGTATTGCTGATGAAAATATCGATACGTTCAAATTTATTGATCGTATCAACCTGTACTTCAAGATTGGTGTTGCTGAGGTAGACATTCCCTTCACTGAAGAAGAGAAGAAACTGGTTGACAAGGTTGATGCACTTGAGACTTTTGATGAAGCAGTTGCTGTAGCAGAAGAGATCTGGGAGTTTGCCAAAGCGGAGCAGAAGCAACTGGAGAAGATGGCAAACGTTCCTGAGTCTGGTAGCGATGGTGGTTCTGACTCATCTGAAACCCAAAGCACCGATGGCGAAGAACCTGAGCAGCAAACTGAAGATTCTGGTGAAGGTTCTCCTGGTGAAGAAGACTCTTCAGAAGAGACTGATCTTGAAATGCCTGGTAGTGGTGGTGGAGAACTCGGTGAGTCTGATACCCAAAGCAACTTTGATAGTCAGACACAAGAACTGAGCAGTCGTTCTTTTGGTCGCACCACATACGTTGATATCCCTACGTTTGATACATCTGATTATGTTGTTGACTGGGAAACAATCCACGATTGGATTGCTGAGTGTAGTCCAGAAGACAAGGATGTCTATCACTGGGTTGATAGTGAGTACAAGACTTTCAAGAAGTCTATCCAGAAAGAAGTCAACTATCTGGTCAAAGAGTTTGAGTGCAAGAAAGCAGCAGAATCATACTCTCGCTCCATGACTTCTCGCAGTGGTGTTCTTGACTGCAGCAAACTGCATACCTACAAATTCAATGATGATTTGTTCAAGAAAGTAACCACCCTGCCTGAAGGTAAGAACCATGGAATGCTCTTCATCCTTGACTGGTCTGGTTCTATGGGAACCACAATGCTTGCCACTATCAAGCAACTGATCATTCTCTGCATGTTCTGCAAGAAAGTACAGATTCCTTTTGAAGTCTATGCTTTCACTAATGAGTGGGTTGGTGCTGAACGTGCAATGAGCAACACTACTGATGAGAATGATCTGCGACGTGAGTATTACAACGATCGCCAGTTCCTCAAGAAGAACGAGCTGTATGTCAGTAAGAGTTACTTCCGTATGATGAACATCTTCTCCTCTCGTTCCAACTCTAAGAACTGGGAGCGTCAGTGCCTGAACATCTGGCGTGAAGTGTATGCAATGTGCATGTATGTTGGTTATCAGCAAACCATCGGCATGGGTCTGTCTGGTACTCCTCTCAATGAGTCCATTGTCATCATGAAGCACATCATCCCCCAGTTCCAAAAGACTTCTGGTGTCAGTAAGATCAACCTGTGCATCTTGACTGATGGTGAGGGATGTAGTTCTGGATATGGTGCTGAGGTTCAGTATCACGATGAGGAACCACACATCGTTGGTCGCCGTATTGATGGTGGTGATGTTATTCTTCGTGATCGTAAGATCGGTCGCACCTACAACTACCAGTCTGGATGGTCTGAGCAAACCAATGTATTCATCCAGAACCTGAAAGAATCAAACCCTAACGTGAGTGTGATGGGTATCCGTCTTCTCGATGGTGGATCTGGTCTCTCCACTTTTTATCGTCGCTATTGTGCCGATTCTGTGGATGGAATGGATAAATTGTATAAGGACTGGAAGAAAACAAAGTCTGTCATTCTTCCTAATCCTCTTGCATATGATGCTCTCTATGTGATGTCTGCTAAGAAAAACTCTTCTTCTACCGAAATGGAAGTGGAAGCAGGATCATCCAAGACTCAGGTCCGTGCTGCTTTCCGTAAGATGCTGAAGCAGAAGCAAACCAATAAGCAGGTCCTGAACCACTTCATCAGTCAGATCGCATAGTGTCCACTCTGCCCCTGACTCTGCTTACTCTTCCCCTATACTTACTTCATACGCAACCAACCGATGCCTGCCAAGTCTGACCTGACCACCGCACAACTTACTTCTTATCTGTCCGAGAACTTCGGAAGCGACATCAATGCCGATCATGTTCGTTCTGCTTGCGACCACTTTGGTGTTACTTATCCTACTGCTGTCAAGCGTATTCGTGATTACAATGTGGGTCGTGGTAAGTGGAACCTTACAGTTCAAGAGAAACTGGAGCAAACTTACGAAGCACCTGCAGCAATGCCTGCTGTGGAGCAGAACCTTATTCCTGAGAAAGACAGCACTTTCGTCCCGTTCGGTAACTTCACTGATGTGAAGAAGATCATCCAATCCAAGATGTTCTACCCAGTGTTCATCACTGGTATGTCTGGTAACGGCAAAACTCTTGGTGTTGAACAAGCATGTGCTGCTCTAAATAGAGAGATCATTCGTGTGAACATCACCATTGAAACTGACGAAGATGATCTTATTGGTGGGTTCCGTCTTGTTAATGGGGAAACTGTTTGGCATAATGGTCCTGTCATCGAAGCTCTTCAACGCGGAGCTGTGCTGCTTCTAGATGAAGTTGACCTGGCATCGAACAAGATCCTGTGCCTGCAATCTGTTCTGGAGGGTAAGGGTCTCTTCCTGAAGAAGATTGGTAAGTATGTCAAACCTGCTGCTGGTTTCAACATCATCGCCACCGCCAACACCAAGGGTAAGGGTTCTGATGATGGTCGCTTCATCGGCACCAACGTGCTCAACGAAGCATTCCTTGAGCGTTTCGCACTGACCTTCGAGCAGGAGTATCCCACTCCCAAGATCGAGACCAAGATTCTTGAGCGTCTTTGTGAATCTGTGGGAGTGACAGATGAAGAGTTCTGTGGTAAACTAGCAGACTGGGCAGATGTTATTCGCAAGACGTTTGCCGATGGTGGTGTTGATGAAGTTATTTCTACTCGCCGCCTGTCTCACATTATTCGTGCATACGCCATCTGGAGTGATCGCATGAAAGCAATCAAGGTCTGTGTCAACCGCTTCGATGAGGAGACCAAGACTCTGTTCCTTGACTTGTACACCAAACTCGATGAAAACGTTGAGATGGAAGACAATGAGTGATAAATTTCATGGTTACATCGGACAAGTCGCAATCCTAAAAAATTGCGACTACAAGTCTGGTAAGATTATGAGTGGTGAGGGAATCAAACTCACCATGCAAGCAATTGACGGCACCATCTTTGAGTGCTATCATGACAATATTGAGTACATCTGGGGTAAATGACTTTCAAATATAATGAAGATGCTCTCATCCAAGAGCTACGTGATTACATTGCTGGAACATACAACCAGCATTATTCTTCTGGAAACGACAGCATTCAAACGCTGGACTTGATTGAAGCATGTGGAGATGCTGAGGCATTCTGCCGTAGCAATATCCTGAAGTATGCTTCTCGCTATGATAAGAAGGGTACTGCCCGACGTGATATCATCAAGATCCTTCACTATGCACTGCTACTTCTCCACTTTAGCGACAAGTCCTCTGTTACCGAAACCTACAATCAATGAATAAAGTCATTCTTTCTGAACAAACTCTTCAGGTTCTTAAGAACTATTCCACAATCAATAGTTCCATTCTCATTCGTGAGGGTAACCAACTGAAGACAATCAGCGTCGGAGAGAATGCTCTTGCACAATATTCATGTGAAGAGAGTTTCCCTCAGACGTTTGGTATCTATGATCTCAACCAGTTCCTTGCTGGTTTGACTCTCTTCCAGAATCCAGTTCTGGAATTTGATAACGATAACTATGTGACTATTCGTAGTCGCGGTCGTTCTGCCAAATACTTCTTCTCGGATCCTGAGATCACTCTCAAGTCTGCACCTGAAAAGAACATCAACTTTCCTGGCGCAGATATTGATTTCAGCATTACTTGGGAAGATATCACTTCTCTGCAGAAAGCAGCAGCAGTTTACAACCTGA